GAGGTCCTAGGCGTGGTCGAGTGTCTCCTGTCGTACAGCTGTATATATTTTTAAAACAACGAGTTGTTACCTATTGAGTAAGGAATAACGAAAGTTGGGTCACAGATGACACAAGACTCTAAATACTGATTTACCCACGCATCGATCTCACATGAATCCTAGATCACATCGCACGCAAGTCACTATAATCCATAGATATATACATTCCGTTTTTATTAAAAACTCATTCTTCGGAACCCCAGATGAATTATGCCTACTCTAACAGTGTTTTGACCCTTGGTACATATCTCATGAGATGAGTAATCAAGTCTTCCCTCACAGCTATGGTGAATATATCTGTCTCAACGACTTCATCACTTATCCAACTCTGAATCAGTGTGATCGGTGAGATGTTCTGAGCTGCGTAGAAAGTGGCATATGCATATATTAACGCCATCCTATCGCGATAGAGCAGCTGTCGTTTCTTTGGTTTATTCAGCAGACTTACACACAGTCCTTTCAGTTTCATCGTGAACTCGTCAAGCGTTTCCTGATTCCAAGACAAAGAAGAACAAGCGGCAGCCCGTATTGTCTCCAGTTTACGTTCTGGTAGGAGCTTGTTGTTTCGTGGCATGACTACTGAAATTAGAGATCTGGAATGAGGAGAACAGATATGGAAATGATTACTTAGTCTGGAGATTTCATAGATAACTTCTTCGCTATTATGACCTACAGACACATACCACATCCGTGTATGTAGCGATCGCTTCTTGATATGAGTATGAAATTCTTTCTGGACATTAGCTTCTGCAATAATTCTAATGTACATTCTATCAATCACTATACAAGACATTACATCAGAAACAATTTCAGTATAAATTCTACTAGTGGAGCTGAAAGTGGCATCAAAGAATACAGTAGTCATGGTAGAGAGTTGAGACAGAAACTCGGTCCGGGTTTCTTGTACCGTCCAATCCCCATTTGTTGTTAAGCATAGATCAGATTCCGTAAAGTGTGATGAACACTCGCGAGAAATACCCATAGGGACATAATTGAGAAGCGTGGCTGCTTCTGCAGGAAGGTCTTGTTCTAGATCAGTACCTGTAACCTCGCATTTGTAAGCTCGAATCAACAAGTCGGCAAGTCCGCCATTACCTGAACCGACAACCAGAACATTCTTCATCACTTTTATATCTCTCAACAATGGCATCCATGTGTATCCTGAAGTTGTCAACCCTCCATCAATCCTATTAGAATATCTCATCCACATATTTGTGTATTTTTGCTGTGGCTCTGGTTTGCACTTTTCACAATGATCCCACCCTAAATGAGGCGGAGGGGAAGCTATTTGTAACGATTTTGGACGATGAGTTCCAACACCCACTGATAGCGTTCTAGCGTATCTTAACACAGTCCTGTAATCGTCATTAAATGCAAGAATTCCCCTCACATGGCCTAAATCTGCGATCTTTTCGCTGGTCTGTATATCTCCATACTTATAATACATCTTTGACAACTTTGTAAATCGAGCACGCAACAGAGACAGTTGTTCATCGGGTGTTAGGACTGTTTTGACTGGTAACCGGGAGAAGGAGGCGAAAAGTCCACCGAATTCGGAAGCATAGGGAGCACCAGTCATGTATAGCTGGAATAGGATCTTGGCCCCTGCGGTAGATAGCGCCTCCACTAGTCCCATAGACTTAGCCCCAGAAAATACAGGAATGGGACTTTTCCAGTAGGGGTGAGTTGTCGAATTGAGAATTTTGAGTAACTGGTACCTCACTTCTCCTGCAATTACTTTGTCTGAGGTCATCCAACCTGCATATTTCAAAGGTGATGATCTGAATTTGTCTGCATCGGGATGTCCGTAAAATAAGGGATGTCTCCAATATTGTGCACAAGACTTAACACATGTGGCTATGTTATGAGCCATGAATAGACCTTCATCCCAACGTTCGGGATGTAGATGTAGTGTTCGAAATGTATCACGGAGCATTGATGTAACGAGGGCATATGCCATACAACGAGCTAACGTAAAAGGACCTAATGCATGTGCCTCAGCAATATCCATTTGAAGACGAGCTGGAATTGCAGAGATTCCCCGGGTATCTGCTAAGGTTCTAGCTTTTGAGCTGTCTCGAAGGAGATCTAGAAAGAATCCTGTTGCTCCATGTTCTATAGTTTCTTTCTCTGAATACAAACTTGGGTGAGCAATAGAACCTCGAGGAATCTGCCTGACCACACTGTCATAAGTTCGCGCAATCATCAAATTTGGGGTATATAGCAGTTTTGATTTCGGAAGTGATGCATTAACAAACTTTGGAGATGTCGCCACTAGAGCATCATCTGGTAGAGATTCCATTGAGTCACTGTCTACAAGCAGTTCTCCGTGGCGGACACCTCTGTGAACATTCAAGAGTTTTGCTCCTGCTTGCGTGAACACCATAAACTCTTGGGTCATAATGGGATAATTAAGAGAGCTTCCACTTACTTTCCCGAGGCTATCTGTATCAATGCGAATATGAGTTACAAAGTTTAGAGGACCTACATAGGATGCAGCCATGTTTCGAATGGCGGTCGCATAACGATGAGCGATAGATCCCCCGATTACTTTTTGTAGAAGATCAGTGATATCCGATAGTGAAACGTTTGTCCTAGTCAGTCCGATTCGGTCTAGCAACAAGTTAAACTTGAGATCTCCATATGCCTGACTCCGGATGAGTTGAAGCTTCATCATTGCTCTTGAGGGGGCTCCTGCATCTACAATTTTATAGCCATGTTCTGACCGTTTTTCGCGTGTTGCAGTCCCTAAATATCCTGATAAAGGTCCTCTAGTAGTCAGCAGATCAGCTGAAGAATGACTAGACCATTTTATAGAGCTGGGGTCACGAGAACTAGACGCTCGATGATAATAATCTAACGGCTGGTAGTTGGTAACCCCATGCAAGTCTAGTCCCCAGTATTTTCTGAATTTTGTTACCAACTGGTAAGAGTTATTCCCTGAATATCCTCTTTTAGGCAAGCCCTTGACCCAATTCTTAAACCACTTGATGTCATTGATATCTGAGTTGAGGAACTGATGTGTAATGTTCGGATTCACAATCTGCGCTACCGTCTGAACAGTTCTAGTAGCTAAAAACATTTTCCTCATGAGCTTGATAGTTCCATACCCGGATGAATCAAAGAGATCGTGAGCTAACAGTGGATTCAATGGTCTGATAGAAAGAATATCTGTTTTGAGAACGCTCTCAACTTTTGATATTTTATCTTCGAGTAATGGCCTGATATCTTCATTTTTTACTCTAGTCCTAAAAGCTTCGAGTGTCATGTGACTTACGCGGCTGAGAGGTGATGCTGTTTTGTCTATAGGCAGACCATAAGGATTATCAATCAAGGTCTCCAAATTTGGGGTAGGATCTATGTAGTATCTTTCCTCCAGTCCTCTCAAAGCTCGAGATGCTAATTCAGCAGTTGATGACTGACCATCTGCTAGTAGTCTCAAACTACTGATTTCTTTTCCTAGTGGATCAGACCCTCCTTTATACAAGAACGATGCAATTGGAGTTCCGATCATCCCTCCAATGCTAGGAGGTAGGATCAATGCAGCAGTCACATCTTCTTTCGACAGACGAGGCAAGGATGTCCCATGAATAGATCGTCCTCTTCCGGCAGCTAAAAGATAACGAGCCGTGTGATACCAACCGATGACAGCACTACAGAGAGAGTGTTTAGAGTTTTCCCCACCGGCAACTGCTCCAGCCATGATAGCTGAGGCTTTCATTGCAATAGAAGGAAAATCCATAGCTGTGACAGGAAATAGACGACTATGTTTCTTGAGCGAAGTGGGATATTCCACACCGTTCACATATACATCTTTTGAATATGTTAACACACTTGTAGATTCTATATTTTCTTCTGGCTTAACCTCCTGATTGACGCTAGCACATGTTTCAAATAAACGCTGATTAATTTCGTCTCTTATCTTAGGGATAACTATCTCTCGACCTTCAGATGTCATGGGAATGGCCACTCTGACAACTTGATTGTCTCCCTGCCCAATCAACTCATAACTCGTTATTGTTCCAGCCTCTATCATGGGAGCAAGGGCCATCTCAACCATAGCATATGTTGCAGCTGTCCATAATTTTTGATTAATACCTTCAAAACCTCCCAAATGATTTCTCCATGCAAGTCCTGTCTCGGGGGGATATTCACGTTCTATCCCCTCAGGTCTCAATCCTCCGACCCTTACAATAATTTGACACAAAGCAAAAAACCAGTGAGTCACAGTAAACGTACCTTTGACTCCAAACATACGATTTAAGTCATGTCCCAGCTGGTGAATTGTCATTTCTCTCCATCGAAGATTCCATCGGGACAAATCAATCTCAAGAAATAACGTCCATGATGTAGAAGATTTATGTGGGTCCGTGAATGCCAAGAATCGTTCTTGAATTTGGGTCTTAGTCTTCGTCATCGTTTGTTGAGGCATGTATTTGAATACGTGATCCGCTATATTTGCTTCAATACATGTGAAGAAACAACGCATCTCCAGTACCAACATCGAGAACATTCTTGGATCTTCCTTGAATTCCCGCTCCTTAGGATATAAGCTGACAATGAACCAATCTGCTGGAATATCTCGCTTGCTCACTTGCTTAACCAGAGCCTCAATGTTTATTTCTTTTCTCTTCAGTACTTCGAGAAGTAACCTACGTTCTGATCCAGGGCGTTTCCCTTTGTCCCACGACAGATGCTTCTCTGATCGATAATATGAAATCGATTTGTCATCCATGAGTTCCAAAAAGTTCGGATAATAGTCCATCTCAAATATCTTCTTCCACTCTACATGATCCCAATCAGCCAACGGATAACTTGCATAGGTGATAGATCTCTCTTGCCTGACATTTAAGTTTTCTAAAGCCGTTCCTGCCTGAAGATATTGCAACTGAGGCCATTCTCCATGCTGATTGATATAGGACAGGAGAATAATGTGACAAAACGTGTTGCGAAGTCTCTGTGAGTCAACCAGTGAAGTTTTATCTGCAGATCTCGCTTCAGCTGCAGCTGACATTCCACCGCGTTCAGCATCAATTAAAGGATGTCCACACGATTTCATACATCCGAACATCTCTACCAATTCTTCAATTGACTGAACCTGCTCAACAAGGGTTATCAACTCATCTAAAGAACTATATGATGATCCAGAGAGTGATTTGACCTTAACCTCTTTCTCTCGTATCTTCTCAATCATCCTCGTATAAGCTGTGTCTTCACCAAAAATGTTGTCGCTTATGTGCGACAAACGCGTCTTGAACATAGGTTCAGTACTCTTTAAAATACCGTAAGCTCTGTTCCCATACTCCTTCAATGTACGATCCTGCCATTTGAATAGACTCAGGAGGTGACCAATTAAACTAACAGGAAGTCTCAACGGACGTACATGTTCCAGTAACATATACCTTGTGGCCAACTTATCCTTTAGCATAAGGATCTGATTCAAACTGCTATGATAGAAGATACCTCCAGCATCTATAAGACCATAGTGCGGATTGATCCAAAATTGAACTGTTCCGACGACACCATAAGTCCATGCATGTTCATTGGTTTTCACTCGTGATTCAGCCCTAGAAAAGAAATCTGTGAATTGCTCATAAGAGTGACGAAACTTCTCTGCCTCTGGAGCCTGGAGTGCATCTGCTGTATGAGCAATTCCTTCTCTAGGCAATCCTCTTGTTTCCAAACCCACAGTTACAGCTCTCTCGATGTCGAGAGCAAGCTCTTGTGCTTCCTCATATAGCGACTCATACTCATCTGAAATTTCCAACAGCATGATCTCAATGTCAGGATACACTGATGGATCTAGAGGAACCGATGATCGCAGCTTAGCTCTGCTCCATTTATTATGAAGACATAGCTTCTTCATGAAGAAATATTCACTTCGTTCATGAGCAGTTCCCTTCCACATGTCAGTCTGGCTTTCTGCAAACTTAATAGTACGTATCAGCATGTCTTTGGTTGCCTGGATTTCAGTAAGAAGAACAGGACTAGACAGATTTGTATCCATGAAAAATACCTTTGCAGGTTTGAGAAAATCGAAGTCGTCCTCCATAACGAGATGAATAGATGTCTGATGAATAGATTGTTGTAGAATATGTAACTTGCAATTCAAGATTAGAAAATTCTTTAATCAATCTGTATTTACTTTGTGGTTCATTCCGCTTACCGATAGGAGACACTCGACCACGCC